TTATAACGTCACTCCGCCTTTTAGAGGATTCAGCGCGACGGCATTTTGCAGGTAGTCAGGCGCAAGGTGCGCATAGGCCATCGTCTGCTGAATGCTCGCATGTCCCAGAATCTGTTGCAGTGCGATTATATTGCCCCCATTCATCATGAAATGGCTTGCGAATGTATGCCGCAGGATGTGGGTTGCCTGATTGGGTGGTATATCTGGCTTCACTCTGCGTAAAATCCCGCAAAACTTCTCATAATCAACTTTGAATAATTTAGCGCTGGCCTCCTCTTTAACTTTTTTCTCCAGTTCCTCAGAAATCGGCACGGTTCGCTTTTTACCGTTTTTGGTTTTCAGGAAGGTAACCCTGCAATTTGTAATCTGTGCTGGTTTTAGCGTGGCAACTTCCGTCCATCTTCCTCCAGTGCTCAGACATAAAAGTGCGACAAGTAAGTCATCACCATCCAAAACATTTAACAGTTTTTCGATTTCTGCTTTTTCCAGGAACGTCATTTCAGGGTTGGCCTCCGCCAGTGGCGGCAGTCCGTGAATTGGGTGTTGCCCGGAAAATTCATCCAATTGAATTAATTTTGTGAACATGCCGGATAATCGGTACATGTCACGGTTTATCGTTGCGGCACTGATACCATCACGTAGTCGCATGGAACGATAATCCATCAAAGCTCTTTTGCTCATCCGGCTCACTGGTATATCACCTATGCCGCTGATGGTTTTGAGCAGATGATTAAACTCTTTTGTTCCATGCTCGTGGTTTTGCCCGTGATATTTCCACCAGATGTCCAGCAACTCACTCAAAGTTCTGCGATCTGCTCGCTGACCTGCCCATTCTTTCTGGCTGGCGTAGGCGATTGTGTATCGCTCAAATGCTACAGCCTCAGCTTTTCTTTCAAATTTCCTGCGGATGCGTTTTCCGTCGCGACCGCGAGGTCTAATGTCCACTTCATAGCGTCCATCATCGAGCTTCTTAATTGACATAAGAAAGCCCTCTGACGCTGTATTCACCATCTTGGTAACAAATGGTGAAAATATAATGTTTATAGAGTGTTAACCAGTCTGTTTTTCGGAGTGGTCTGATTCTGTTGGTTTTTGCCCAATGTGTGCGAGAGCCGGCGCGATCTGACCAGCTTGTGGTGACGTATCACCAGTCATTAACCAGAGCGTATATTTTTTAAATAAAGGCGTATTTGTGACTCGCATAACGATGCTGAGACCAGGGTCTTTATGCCCACTTTCGTAATTTTTGACTGTTCCTAGAGCTATCCCGCTAATTTCGCTGAATTTCGCCTGTGTTAAGCCTTCTGCTTTCCTAATCGCTTTCAGTTTTTCGAATGTCTGCATTTGACAGTAACCTATTGGTGACTTATATTCCCGTCAAAAGGTTGTGTATTGGTGACCTTTTGAGTGTGTTAGCCAGTCCCTAGAAAGGACAGGGGCGACCTAGAAGGGACTGGATCTAATAAGGGTAACACGAAAGCAAAAAGGGCTAATCAATGGAAGTCAATGACTATGTGATTCAGTACCCGATTGATGCGGTACATACGGTTAAGTTTGCAGAGTTACTTGGTAAGCCAGAAACGGCTGTAGTCAAGATGGTAAAAGAGAATAAATTGCCAGTTATTGAGCTTCGTGATCCAAGTAAGCCGAACGCTCGTGTCGGTGAGAAGTGGGTTTTCATTCCAGAGTTTAATCGCGCTGTACGAGAGGCGTTTTATAACCGACCAGTTGAACAGCGTGATGCATGGCTTTTGTGGATGGGGTTGTGATTATGAGTGAACCGCGTTGTATTGCTCAGTTACTGCGTAACGAAAGCCCAAGGGCGATTGACTTCACCATCACCCACGGTAAGGGGCGTAAGGGAATCATTATCCGCACCAAAAAACAGAGTCCGTTAAAAAAGGCTCTGACCTTTCTGAAAAGCCGGAGGGTATGGAAATGACAGTGATGACGCTCAATCTCGTTGAAAAACAGCCAGCAGCTATGCGCCGGATAATTGGTAAGCATCTTGCCGTTCCTCGCTGGCAGGATACATGTGATTATTATAATCAGATGATGGAGCGCGAACGGCTAACGGTTTGCTTTCATGCGCAGTTAAAACAGCGTCACGCAACGATGCGTTTTGAAGAAATGAACGACGTCGAACGTGAACGGCTGGTTTGTGCAATTGATGAATTGCGTGGGGCATTCTCAAAACGCCGTCAGGTTGGCGCAAGTGAGTATGCATATATTAGTTTTTTAACAGTCAGTCAGCGTCGCACTTTATTTATGCATGCCGGATTGACTGAAAAAGAATTCAACCAGCCATACTGGCGAATTAATGAAGAGTCATGTTACTGGCGTGATGCTTTATTCCGTGCATTACGTGAATTATTCAGCCTGTTTGAGTATGCACCGACAATTCTGACGTCGGTAAAACCAGAGCAATATCTGCATTAAGTAATTAACCAGAGTTTTTAACGCACTTAATTGTGCGGGGCTTCTTTTTGCCTGGAGAAAGTCATGCATACAGTTTCTGAAAATCAGTGCGGTAAATACGCATTACTGCTGCAACAGGCCAGAACCGAAGCACAGGCCGATGCAGCGACGCGCTTTTCTTCTCATCTTGACGCCATGATTCGCCACATCACAAAGGCGGAGTTATCCCGCGTGGAGATAGTCGAGCTGCTCAGTCAGGAGTCGGAAAAATTTCACAACATCGGATTGTCTCGCGGGGAGGTGCTTTGATGTCCTGTTCTCGTTCAGTTGTTTTACTGAACAATGCCTTAAAAATCGCCGTTATGAAAAATGGCGATTTGTCTCTTATTCAACTTGGTCTTGATAAAGAAAAACGCGAAATAACTGAATCTGTTATCGCGATTTATCAGAGTGAATTAAACCTCCTGTCTGATGTGGTCAATTTACTTGTTAAACGCGCTGTATTTCACAAGCAAATTTCCTCCGTGGATGAACTGACGAAATTAACGACAGAAATCGCCAGCTATTGCGCTGATGAATTTAAAAAACTGAACGACAAAAGGAACTGGTAATGCCGGACAACGTAGATTTTATTCAGGAACAACAGGCTGAATTACTGGAGCGCCAGATTAACGCGGCAAGGGTAAAACATTGCGGTGCTTCTGCGCTGGTTTGCGAAGAGTGTGACGCGCCAATACCTGCTGCCCGTCGTGCGGCTTATCCGTCAGCCACGCGTTGTGTTTCCTGTCAGTCAGTCTTTGAAGCAAAAAACAAACATTACCGGAGAACGGCATGAGTATTCGTATTGAAATTGGCGAACGTTATGTCGTTACCAGTGACAGCTTTCAGTTTGTTCTCCACGAGAAAAAGAGAGCGGAAAGCGGTAAAAACGCCGGTCAGGAATGGCTGTCGGTGGTTGGTTATTACCCGAAATTAAGCCAGCTCGTTTCCGGCCTGATGCATCACGATATTCTGACCGGAAGCGCAAAGTCTTTTGCTGATTTAAACGCGCAGGTTGAGCAACTCAGCAAGCGTTGTTCAGAGGCTTTTGGCTCATATGGCCGTTAAAGCCTCCGGGCGTTTTGTCCCTCCGTCAGCATTTGCCGCAGGCACCGGTAAGGCGTTTACCGGTGCTTATGCATGGAACGCGCCACGCGAGGCTGTCGGGCGCGAAAGACCCCTTACACGTGACGAGATGCGTCAGGTGCAAGGTGTTTTATCCACGATTAACCGCCTGCCTTACTTTTTGCGTTCGCTGTTTACTTCACGCTATGACTACATCCGGCGCAATAAAAGCCCGGTGCACGGGTTTTATTTCCTCACATCCACTTTTCAGCGTCGTTTATGGCCGCGCATTGAGCGCGTGAATCAGCGCCATGAAATGAACACCGACGCGTCGTTGCTGTTTCTGGCAGAGCGCGACCAGTATGCGCGCCTGCCGGGGATGAATGACAAGGAGCTGAAAAAGTTTGCCGCCCGAATCTCATCGCAGCTTTTCATGATGTATGAGGAACTCTGCGATGCCTGGGTGGATGCGCATGGCGAAAAAGAATCGCTGTTTACGGATGAGGCGCAGGCTCACCTGTATGGTCATGTTGCTGGCGCTGCACGTGCTTTCAATATTTCCCCGCTCTACTGGAAAAAATACCGTAAAGGACAGATGACCACGAGGCAGGCATATTCTGCCATTGCCCGTCTGTTTAACGATGAGTGGTGGACTCATCAGCTTAAAGGCCAGCGTATGCGCTGGCATGAGGCGTTACTGATTGCTGTCGGGGAGGTCAATAAAGACCGTTCTCCTTATGCCAGTAAACATGCCATTCGTGATGTGCGTGCGCGCCGCCAGGCAAATCTGGAATTTCTTAAATCGTGTGACCTTGAAAACAGGGAAACCGGCGAGCGCATCGACCTTATCAGTAAGGTGATGGGCAGTATTTCTAATCCTGAAATTCGCCGGATGGAGCTGATGAACACCATCGCCGGAATTGAGCGTTACGCCGCCGCAGAGGGTGATGTGGGGATGTTTATCACGATGACCGCGCCGTCAAAGTATCATCCGACACGTCAGGTCGGAAAAGGCGAAAGTAAAACCGTCCAGCTTAATCACGGCTGGAATGATGAGGCATTTAATCCAAAGGATGCGCAGCGTTATCTCTGCCGTATCTGGAGCCTGATGCGTACGGCATTCAAGGATAATGATTTACAGGTCTACGGTTTGCGTGTCGTCGAGCCACACCACGACGGAACGCCGCACTGGCATATGATGCTTTTTTGTAATCCACGCCAGCGTAACCAGATTATCGAAATCATGCGTCGCTATGCGCTCAAAGAGGATGGTGACGAAAGAGGAGCCGCGCGAAACCGTTTTCAGGCAAAGCATCTTAACCGGGGCGGTGCTGCGGGATATATCGCGAAATACATTTCAAAAAATATCGACGGCTATGCACTGGATGGTCAGCTCGATAACGATACCGGTAAGCCGCTTAAAGATACTGCCGCGGCTGTTACCGCATGGGCGTCAACGTGGCGCATCCCGCAATTTAAAACGGTTGGACTGCCGACAATGGGGGCTTACCGTGAACTACGTAAATTGCCTCGCGGCGTCAGTATTGCTGATGAGTTTGACGAACGCGTGGAGGCTGCACGCGCTGCCGCAGACAGTGGCGATTTTGCGCTGTATATCAGCGCGCAGGGCGGGGCAAATGTCCCGCGCGATTGTCAGACTGTCAGGGTCGCCCGTAGTCCGTCGGATGACGTTAACGAGTACGAGGAAGAAGTCGAGAGAGTGGTCGGCATTTACGCGCCGCATCTCGGCGCGCGTCATATTCATATCACCAGAACGACGGACTGGCGCATTGTGCCGAAAGTTCCGGTCGTTGAGCCTTTGACTTTAAAAAGCGGCATCGCCGCGCCTCGGAGTCCTGTCAATAACTGTGGAAAGCTCACCGGTGGTGATACTTCGTTACTGGCTCCCACACCTTCTGAGCACGCCGCAGCAGTGCTTAATCTGGTTGATGACGGTGTTATCGAATGGAATGACCCGGAGGTCGTGAGGGCGCTCAGAGGTGCATTAAAATACGGCCTGAGAAGACCAAACCGTCAGCAAAGAAACGGAAGCCCGTTAAAACCGCATGAAATTGCACCATCGGCCAGACTGACCCGGTCTGAACGATTGCAAATCACCCGTATCCGCGTTGACCTTGCTCAGAACGGTATCAGGCCTCAGAGATGGGAGCTTGAGGCGCTGGCTCGTGGGGCAGAAGTTATTTATGACATGAAAAAATTTGTTTATCCGCCTTGTTGTGATTGGCCGGGTTTTAATGATTTCCCTTGATTTGTTTTTCAAATGTAGTACTGTGTATGTATACAGTATTATGGATCAATTGACTTGTAAGGGGTTGCAAAAGCTGAAGTTTTGGAATTCGAATGTTTTAGTATAGAATGTGACAAATACTTGATTCGTTATTTCAATAGGTTACGTTTCCCTGAGCTATGTCTGGGGTGGAGGTTAAATGAATAATTTAATGCTCGATATAGAAACATTAGGTGTGTCAATGGATGCTCCTTTGATTTCAATCGGCGCTGTGTTCTTTGAGCCTCTGACTGGCAAGTGTGGGGATGAGTTTTATAGAGTTATAACCCTATCATCTGCATTGGAAAATAGTTTTGTAGACCCAAAAACTTTACAGTGGTGGATGATACAAAGCGATTCTGCAAGGGCGGTTTTTAATGACCCGTCTGCTGTTGACTTACATGAAGCCTTACAAGAATTTTCTCTATTTGTACGAAGTCGTAGTAACGATGACGTACAAGTTTGGGGGAATGGGGCAAGCTTTGATAACGCTATATTGGCAGCGGTTTACCGTAAACATGCGCAAAATATCCCATGGCGTTTTCGAAATGATCGAGACGTGCGTACCATCGTTGAACTAGCTAAAAGCCTTAAGAATATTGATGTAAGGGCAAATTTTTCCATTAATGTTACTGATGCGCATCATGCGCTTCGAGATGCAAAGTTTCAGGTAGCTTATGTTAGTGCTGCTTTCCGTGCATTAGCTGGGTAACCGTAAGATATGGATATCAATTTAATAGATGTAACTAGTTGGCGTAAAGATGATGAGCATGGCATTTTTCCTCGAGGAGCGAGGGATAAAAAAATGCTTTGGTCACCGAATGATGCTCCTGAGGGGATAAAACCGGAATGGCCTTATCTTTTTAAACTCTCAAGAGATGCTTATCCCGATCAGTACTGGATGGAAACCGTTGCTTATATAGTTGGAGATGTTATGGGCGTTCCTGTTCCTAAAGCATTGCCAGCGCGAAGAATGATGGAGAACGGTGAATACGAATATGGAGCTTTGCTTGAGTGGTTTTACGATCAAAGTAGCCAGTTATTTGTTCATGCGTCTGATTTTTTTCATGTGTTGATATCGGATTTTGATGACTCTTCCGGAAGACACCATAACCTTGTTGATCTACGCTTAATTTGTAGGGCTTTTAGTATCCGCGGCCTGATCTCTCCAGACTGGATCCAATGGCTTTACGATATGCTGCTTTTTGATGCGCTCATCGGTAATAGTGATAGACACCAAGAGAATTGGGGTTTTGTTTTTGTACCTGAATCTGCACCAGGCATAACGCCACCTAAAGTGAAGGGATATCTCGCACCATATTTCGATAATGGTACTAGTTTGGGGCATGAAAGGTATGTAGAGAGGATCAGAGGATGGAACCATCAAAATGTAGATGAATACATACAGCGTGGTTGTCATCATTTGCGGAAGAATCGGGCAGACACGCATGAACGATTAGGTCATATTTCTTCTATACAGGATTTGGCTCTTGATGAGCAGTCAAAAGCGTACTTGGCCCGGAGACTTGAATTTGATTTTCAGGAACTGGTCGACAAGATAGATTCACTTTGCGAAATTAGCTCCGATGTGCCGTTCACTAGGGAACGAGCGGATTGGACGATTCGTTTATTGAGGCGTAGATACCTAAGGTTATCACTGATTCTAAATATGCGTACTATAAACAGAATAATGGAGCCTACTCGGTTGCTTCTTACATGGCAGCCACCCACAGGCGGTACTCGTTATGTTGTTGGTCAGATTGATCGTCAGCAAGGGGATAACTACGTCTTCACATACCATTTTCAGTCAGAAGATTATGCTAAAGCCCAAGAGAAAGGGTTTGCAGGACATCCCGCATTTAGTCTGAAAAGTGAAGAACATACGAACAACGTGCTTGACCCGTTTGTTCGGCGTTTACCACCACGGAAAAGAAAAGACTTTGCTGAGTATCTGGCTCAACATTTGCTCCCCCATCCATTTGAAGGCTCTGATTTTGCGCTGTTAGGATATACAGGAGCAAAATCACCTGGCGATGGTTTTTGTTTGGTGCCAGATCCAGAAATTCTTAATAGTGAAGGTGAGCTTCTTTTTGAAGTGGCAGGAACTCGTTATCAGGAAGGGCTTGATTTGTCGAAAGTAATGGTCGGTGATTTGGTCAAGCTTGTTCCTGAAGAGGATAACCCGGTTGATCCACATGCTATAGCTGTTGTTCATGAGAGCGGGAAACTTGGTTATATAAACAAAGTGTTATGTAAAAAACTCAAGCAAAAAATAGCAAAACACAAAATATCTGCTTTTGTTGCAAAGAAGAATGGGACGCCAGAACGTCCATTAGTGTACCTTTTAGTTGAATGTAGATCTTAATCCAATGGGATAACATAAACCGCCTCTTTGAAGGCGGTTTTTTTTGCGCTTGATTGCATGATTTTGCACGTCAATAAGTTCGTATTGACATATCCATAATGTCTGTTCTGGCGCGGATTCAGCTAATGCGGGCAACTGCATTAAAATCGTCCCACGAAGCGGGCGGGCGAGGCGGGGAAAGCACTGCGCGCTGGCGGTGGTGCTGATTTTATTTTTTCAGCGTCTGAGCGCGTCGTGACGGCGTTTAGATTGTTCGCCGGGGCGTTGGTGTGTCTGCGGGATGTTTTGTGCGGTGATGAGCGTGTGAGGGCGTGATGGCGGGGTGTAAAAAAGCCGCCCGCAGGCGGCGATGTTCAGCCGTTGTCAGTGTCCAGTGAGTAGTTTTTAAAGCGGATGACCTCCTGACCGAGCCAGCCGTTTATTTCCCGAATCCTGTCCTGTAACGGGATAAGCTCATTGCGGACAAAGACCTTTGCCACTTTCTCAATATCACCCAGCGACCCGACGTTCTCCGGCTTGCCGCCCATCAACTGAAAGGGGATGCGGTGCGCGTCCAGCAGGTCAGCGGCGCTGGATTTTTTGATATTAAAAAAATCGTCCTTCGTTGCCACTTCACTGAGGGGGATAATTTTAATGCCGTCGGCTTTCCCCTGAGGGGCATAGAGAAACAGATTTTTAAAGTTATTGCGGCCTTTCGACTTAACCATGTTTTCGCGAAGCATTTCGATATCGTTGCGATCCTGCACGGCATCGGTGACGTACATGATGTATCCGGCATGTGCGCCGTTTTCGTAATACTTGCGGCGGAACAGCGTGGCCGATTCATTCAGCCAGGCAGAGTTAAGGGCGCTGAGATATTCCGGCAGGCCGTACAGCTCCTGATTAATATCCGGCTCCAGCAGGTGAAACACGGAGCCGGGCGCGAAGGCTGTCGGCTCGTTGAAGGACGGCACCCACCAGTAAACATCCTCCTCCACGCCACGACGGGTATATTTGGCCGGTGAGGTTTCCAGTCTGATGACCTTACCGGTGGTGCTGTAACGCTTTTCCAGAAACGCATTACCGAACACCAGAAAATCCAGCACAAAACGGCTGAAATCCTGCTGGGAAAGCCACGGGTGCGGGATAAATGTCGAGGCCAGAATATTGCGTTTGACGTAAATTGGCGAGCTGTGATGTACGGCAGCACGCAGGCTTTTTGCCAGACCGGTAAAGCTGACCGGTGGCTCATACCATCTGCCGTTACTGATGCACTCGACGTAATCCAGAATGTCACGGCGGTCGAGTACCGGCACCGGCTCACCAAAGGTGAATGCCTCCATTTTCGGGGCGCTGGCGGTCATTGTTTTTGCCGCTGGTCGCGGTGTTTTCCCTTTTTTCTTGCTCATCAGTAAAACTCCAGAATGGTGGATGTCAGCGGGGTGCTGATACCGGCGGTGAGTGGCTCATTTAACAGGGCGTGCATGGTCGCCCAGGCGAGGTCGGCGTGGCTGGCTTCCTCGCTGCGGCTGGCCTCATAGGTGGCGCTGCGTCCGCTGCTGGTCATGGTCTTGCGGATAGCCATAAACGAGCTGGTGATGTCGGTGGCGCTGACGTCATATTCCAGACAGCCACGGCGGATAACGTCTTTTGCCTTGAGCACCATTGCGGTTTTCATTTCCGGCGTGTAGCGGATATCGCGCGCGGCGGGATAGAACGAGCGCACGAGCTGGAACACGCCGACACCGAGGCCGGTGGCATCAATCCCGATGTATTCAACGTTATATTTTTCGGTGAGTTTGCGGATGGATTCCGCCTGGGTGGCAAAGTCCATGCCTTTCCACTGGTGACGCTCAAGTATTCTGAATTTGCCACCGGCCACCACCGGCGGTGCCAGCACCACGCATCCGGCGCTGTCGCCACGGTGTGACGGGTCGTAACCAATCCATACCGGGCGGGAGCCGAACGGATTGGCGGCAAACGGCGCATAGTCTTCCCATTCTTCCAGCGTGTCGACCATGCAGCGTTGCAGCTCCTCGAACGGGAACACCGACGCCTTGTCGTCAACAAATTCACACATGAACAGGTTTTTAAAATCGTCGGCGCTGTTTTCACGTTTGAGCTGCTCAATGTCGAACAGCGTGCAGCCACCTTTCAGGGCGTCCTCAATGGTGACAATCTGCCGCCACTGGCCGTCCGCACAGAGAAGCCCACCGGCAAGGGCGTTATGACTGACGTCGATTTCCACGCGTTCGGCGGCGCTGGCGCGTCCCCGGTTGAACAGTTCACCCGACCAGAACGGGTAGGCGTCGTGCGCCAGCGTGGACGGGGTGGAGAAATAGGTCGAGCGCAGGTGACTCTGTGAGGCCATACCTGATGCCACCTTACGCAGTACCTGAAAATTCGGGATCCAGAAAATCTCATCGACGTACAGGTCGCCGTTATGGCTCTGTGCGGTGTTGGAGTTGGTGCCGAGAAAAATCAGTTTTGCGCCGTTATTGCCCAGGACAATCGGGTCACCGGTCAGGTCAACGTCAACCAGCCGGGCAAAGGCGATGATGTATTCACGGAACACATACGCCTGCGTTTTACTGGCCGACAGAAAAATCTGGTTATGACCGGTTTTCAGGGCGCGCAGCAGCGCCTCGCGGGAAAAATAAAACGTCGCGCCAATCTGGCGGGATTTCAGGATATCGCGGATGCGGTGCTCAAGCCCGGCGCGATACCAGTGCAACTGATAGTCGAAAGACTGCTCAAAGAAAATCTGCTCCAGCTTTTCGATGGCCTCGTCACTGAAAAAATTCTTTTTCGGTTTGCGACGCCCGCCTTTGTTGCGGTTAGCGACGTTCGGATTAAGGTCTGCCTCGTTGCCGGTCTGACTGTAACGGTTTACCCGTGCCAGTCGTTCAATCTGGCGTCCCAGCAGGTCAATTTCCTTGAAGTCACCGCCGGTTTTCTGCGGTTTGATGATGAGCTGGGTCAGCCGCGCTTCCAGACTCATTTCGACACGGCTGATGGGGGCAACGCTGTCCCAGCCGTCGCGCTGTTTCCAGCTCTGCACCGTCGGGCGTTTCATCTGCAACATGGCGGCAATCTGCGGCACGGAAAACCCCTGCCAGTACAGCAGCGCCGCCTGACGACGCGGGTCGTGTAAAAGAGTGGTGTCTGTGGTGATGGTCATGAATACCTCGCCGTGATGAATACACGGCAAGGCTACTGAGTCGCGCCCCGCGATTCGCTAAGGTGCTGTTGTGTCAGTGATAAGCCATCCGGGACTGATGGCGGAGGATGCGCATCGTCGGGAAACTGATGCCGACATGTGACTCCTCTAATCACTATTCAGGACTCCTGACAATGGCAAAAAAAGTCTCAAAATTCTTTCGTATCGGCGTTGAGGGTGACACCTGTGACGGGCGTGTCATCAGTGCGCAGGATATTCAGGAAATGGCCGAAACCTTTGACCCGCGTGTCTATGGTTGCCGCATTAACCTGGAACATCTGCGCGGCATCCTGCCTGACGGTATTTTTAAACGTTATGGCGATGTGGCCGAACTGAAGGCCGAAAAGATTGACGACGATTCGGCGCTGAAAGGCAAATGGGCGCTGTTTGCGAAAATCACCCCGACCGATGACCTTATCGCGATGAACAAGGCCGCGCAGAAGGTCTATACCTCAATGGAAATTCAGCCGAACTTTGCCAACACCGGCAAGTGTTATCTGGTGGGGCTGGCCGTCACCGATGACCCGGCAAGCCTCGGCACGGAATACCTGGAATTCTGCCGCACGGCAAAACACAACCCCCTGAACCGCTTCAAATTAAGCCCTGAAAACCTGATTTCAGTGGCAACGCCCGTTGAGCTGGAATTTGAAGACCTGCCTGAAACCGTGTTCACCGCCCTGACCGAAAAGGTGAAGTCCATTTTTGGCCGCAAACAGGCCAGCGATGACGCCCGTCTGAATGACGTGCATGAAGCGGTGACCGCTGTTGCTGAACATGTGCAGGAAAAACTGAGCGCCACTGAGCAGCGCCTCGCTGAGATGGAAACCGCTTTTTCCGCACTTAAGCAGGATGTGACTGACAGGGCGGATGAAACCAGCCAGGCATTCACCCGCCTGAAAAACAGTCTCGACCACACCGAAAGTCTGACCCAGCAGCGCCGCAGCAAGGCCACCGGTGGTGGCGGTGACGCCCTGATGACGAACTGCTGACCGGCGTCAGTCAGTCCGGGAAAACCTTCACGATTAACCCTTAATTTCAGGAAAAACTATGCGCCAGGAAACCCGCTTTAAATTTAATGCCTACCTGTCCCGTGTTGCCGAACTGAACGGCATCGACGCCGGTGATGTGTCGAAAAAATTCACCGTTGAACCGTCGGTCACCCAGACCCTGATGAACACCATGCAGGAGTCCTCTGACTTTCTGACCCGCATCAACATTGTGCCGGTCAGTGAAATGAAAGGGGAAAAAATTGGCATCGGTGTCACCGGCTCCATCGCCAGCACCACCGACACCGCCGGTGGCACCGAGCGTCAGCCGAAGGACTTCTCGAAGCTGGCGTCAAACAAGTACGAATGCGACCAGATTAACTTCGATTTTTATATCCGCTACAAAACGCTGGACCTGTGGGCGCGTTATCAGGATTTCCAGCTCCGTATCCGTAACGCCATTATCAAACGCCAGTCCCTTGATTTCATCATGGCCGGTTTTAACGGCGTGAAGCGTGCAGAAACCTCTGACCGCAACAGTAATCCGATGTTGCAGGATGTGGCGGTCGGCTGGCTGCAGAAATACCGCAATGAAGCCCCGGCGCGTGTGATGAGCAAGGTCACTGACGAGGAAGGGCACACCACCTCTGAGGTCATCCGCGTGGGTAAGGGCGGTGATTATGCCAGCCTCGATGCACTGGTGATGGATGCGACTAACAACCTGATTGAGCCGTGGTATCAGGAAGACCCTGACCTTGTGGTGATTGTGGGGCGTCAGCTGCTGGCGGACAAATATTTCCCCATCGTCAACAAGGAGCAGGACAACAGCGAAATGCTGGCCGCTGACGTCATCATCAGCCAGAAACGCATCGGTAACCTGCCGGCGGTACGCGTCCCGTACTTCCCGGCGGATGCGATGCTCATCACGAAGCTGGAAAACCTGTCCATCTACTACATGGATGACAGCCATCGCCGCGTGATTGAGGAAAACCCGAAACTCGACCGCGTGGAGAACTACGAGTCAATGAATATTGATTACGTGGTGGAAGACTACGCCGCCGGTTGCCTGGTGGAAAAAATTAAGGTCGGTGATTTCTCCACACCGGCCAAGGCGACCGCAGAGCCGGGAGCGTAACTGATGACGAGTCCCGCACAGCGCCACATGATGCGGGTTTCGGCAGCGATGACCGCGCAGCGGGAAGCCGCCCCGCTGCGACATGCAACTGTCTATGAGCAGATGCTGGTCAAGCTGGCCGCAGACCAGCGCACACTGAAAGCGATTTACTCAAAAGAGCTGAAGGCCGCGAAAAAACGCGAACTGCTGCCGTTCTGGTTGCCGTGGGTGAACGGCGTGCTGGAGCAGGGCAAAGGCGCACAGGATGACATTCTGATGACGGTCATGCTGTGGCGTCTGGATACCGACGATATTGCCGGTGCGCTGGAGATTGCCCGTTATGCCCTGAAATACGGTCTGACCATGCCGGGTAAACACCGCCGCACCCCGCCGTATATGTTCACCGAGGAGGTCGCGCTCGCGGCCATGCGCGCCCACGCGGCCGGTGAGTCTGTGGATACCCGCCTGCTGACGGAGACCCTTGAACTGACTGCCGCTGCTGACATGCCTGATGAAGTGCGCGCAAAGCTGCACAAAATCACCGGTCTGTTTCTGCGTGACGGTGGTGATGCCGCCGGTGCGCTGGCTCACCTGCAACGTGCGACACAGCTCGACTGTCAGGCAGGCGTCAAAAAAGAGATTGAGCGACTGGAGCGGGAGCTGAAACCTAAGCCGGAGCCGCAACCCAAAGCGGCCACCCGTGCCACGCGTAAGACCCGGAGCGTGACACCGGCAAAACGTGGACGCCCGAAAAAGAAAGCCAGTTAACAACCGAATGCGCCCCGCGCCAGGGCGGCACGCCGGTCAGTGAGGGTGAATCACCTGACACTGCACCGGCGTCCACCGCCCGACTTTTCAGAGGTAGTCATGATGACGCTGATTATTCCGCGAAAGGAGGCTCCCGTGTCCGGTGAGGGTACGGTGGTCATCCCGCAACCGGCAGGCGACGAGCCGGTGATTAAAAACACGTTCTTTTTTCCCGATATCGACCCGAAGCGCGTCCGGGAACGTATGCGCCTTGAGCAGACCGTCGCCCCCGCCCGTCTGCGTGAGGCCATCAAGTCAGGCATGGCGGAAACAAATGCGGAGCTGTACGAGTACCGCGAACAGAAAATTGCCGCCGGTTTTACGCGTCTGGCGGACGTTCCGGCGGACGATATCGACGGTGAAAGTATCAAAGTTTTTTACTACGAGCGCGCCGTGTGTGCGATGGCGACCGCGTCGCTTTATGAGCGTTACCGCGGCGTGGATGCCAGTGCGAAAGGAGACAAGAAGGCCGACAGCATTGACAGCACCATTGATGAGCTGTGGCGGGATATGCGCTGGGCAGTGGCGCGCATCCAGGACAAGCCGCGCTGCATCGTGAGTCAAATCTGATGAAGACCTTTGCGCTACAGGGCGACACGCTCGACGCCATTTGTGTCCGGTATTACGGGCGCACTGAGGGCGTGGTTGAGACCGTGCTCGCCGCAAATCCGGGACTGGCTGAACTGGGTGCGGTGCTGCCGCACGGCACCGCCGTCGAACTGCCCGACGTTCAGACCGCGCCCGTGGCTGAAACTGTCAATCTGTGGGAGTAACGCATGACAGCAGAAGAAAAAAGCGTCCTGTCGCTTTTCATGATTGGGGTGTTGATTGTTGTCGGCAAGGTGCTTGCCGGTGGTGAACCCATCACCCCGCGTCTGTTTATCGGGCGCATGTTGCTCGGTGGTTTTGTCTCGATGGTTGCCGGTGTTGTTCTGGTGCAGTTTCCTGACCTGTCACTGCCTGCGGTGTGCGGCATCGGCTCCATGCTGGGTATCGCCGGTTATCAGGTGATTGAGATTGCCATTCAGCGCCGCTTTAAGGGCAGGGGGAAACAGTAATGCCGGTAATTAACACGCATCAGAATATCGCCGCCTTTCTCGACATGCTGGCCGTGTCCGAAGGGACGGCGAATCATCCGCTGACGAAAAACCGGGGCTATGACGTGATAGTCACCGGACTGGACGGAAAGCCGGAAATTTTCACCGACTACAGTGACCACCCGTTCGCGCATGGCCGACCGGCGAAGGTGTTTAACCGTCGCGGTGAAAAATCCACGGCCTCCGGTCGCTATCAGCAGCTTTACCTGTTCTGGCCGCATTACCGCAAACAGCTTGCCCTGCCGGATTTCAGTCCGTTGTCACAGGACAGACTTGCCATTCAGTTGATCCGCGAACGCGGTGCACTGGATGACATCCGGGCGGGACGCATTGAGCGCGCCATTTCACGCTGTCGCAATATCTGGGCGTCCCTGCCGGGTGCCGGTTACGGTCAGCGTGAGCATTCACTGGAAAAACTGGTCACCGTCTGGCGTACCGCTGGCGGCGTACCGGCTTAAACGGAGTAAACACCATGAAGAAATTATCCCTTTCACTGATGCTGAACGTGTCGCTGGCGCTGATGCTGGCACTGTCCCTGATTTACCCGCAGAGCGTGGCCGTCAGTTTTGTCGCCACCTGGGCGATTCTGGCGACGGTTATCTGTGTGGTTGCCGGTGGTGTCGGTGTGTATGCCACGGAGTATGTACTGGAACGCTACGGGCGGGAGCTGCCACCGGAATCGCTGGCCGTGAAGATTGTCACGTCGCTGTTTTTGCAGCCGGTGCCGTGGCGCAGACGGGCGGCGGCTCTGGTGGTGATGGTGGCGACGTTTATCTCGCTGGTCGCTGCCGGGTGGATTTTTACCGCGCTGATTTATCTCGTGGCGTCGCTGTTCTTCCGGCTGATACGTACGGCCTGCCGTCAGCGTTTTGAGGGGCGGGAACCATGTCAAAGCTGATGATTGTGCTGGTCGTGTTGTTATCGCTGGCGGTGGCGGGTCTGTTTCTGGCGAAGCATAAAAACGCCAGCCTGCGCACCTCACTGGACAGGGCAAACAACGTAGCCAGCGAGCAGCAGGCGACCATCACCATGCTGAAAAATCAGCTTCATGTTGCGCTCACCAGGGCAGACAAAAACGAGCTGGCGCAGGTGGCACTGCGTCAGGAACTGGAAAACGCCGCGAAGCGTGAAGCTCAGCGCGAGAAAACCATCACGAGATTACTCAATGAAAACGAAGATTTCCGCCGCTGGTACGGCGCTGACCTGCCTGATGCTGTGCGCCGGTTGCACCAGCGCCCGGCCTGCGCAGACGCCAGTGATTGTCCACAACGCCTGCCCGAAAGTGAGCCTTTGCCCGATGCCGGGCAGTGACCCGCAGACGAACGGCGATTTAAGTGCCGATATCCGGCAGCTTGAGAACGCGCTGGCACGCTGTGCCAGCCAGGTAAAAATGATTAAACACTGTCAGGATGAAAACGATGCTCAAACCCGACAGCCTGCGCAGGGCGCTGACTGATGCCGTCACGGTGCTGAAAACCAGTCCCGAGATGCTGCGGATATTCGTGGATAACGGGAGTATTGCCTCCACGCTGGCGACGTCGCTGTCATTCGAAAAACGTTACACGCTCAATGTCATTGTGACCGACTTTACCGGTGATTTTGACCTGCTCATCGTGCCGGTGCTGGCGTGGCTGCGGGAAAATCAGCCCGACATCATGACCACCGACGAAGGCCAGAAAAAGGGCTTCACGTTTTATGCAGACATCAACAATGACAGCAGCTTTGATATCAGTATCAGCCTGATGCTGACCGAGCGCACGCTGGTCAGTGAGGTGGACGGCGCACTGCATGTGAAGAATATCCCGGAACCCCCGCCGCCGGAGCCGGTCAACCGCCCGATGGAGCTTTATATCAATGGCGAACTGGTGAGCAAGTGGGATGAATGAGTTTAAGCGTTTTGAAGACCGGCTGACCGGACTGACTGAATCGCTGTCACCGTCAGGGCGTCGGCGACTGAGTGCCGAACTGGCGAAGCGCCTGCGGCAGAGTCAGCAGCGTCGGGTGATGGCACAGAAAGCCCCGGACGGCACACCCTACGTGCCACGCCAGCAGCAGAGCGCCAGAAAAAAGACCGGTCGTGTTAAGCGAAAAATGTTTGCGAAACTTATCACCAGTCGTTTTTTGCATATCCGCGCCAGCCCGGAGCAGGCATCAATGGAGTTTTACGGCGGGAAGTCACCGAAAATCGCCAGTGTGCATCAGTTCGGTCTGTCGGAAGAAAACCGGAAAGACGGTAAGAAAATTGATTATCCGGCGCGCCCTCTGCTCGGCTTCACCGGTGAGGATGTACAGATGATTGAAGAGATTATCCTGGCTCACCTCGACCGTTAGTTGTGCCATTCCCGACACCTCATCGTCACATTGCCGCCGGTATGACCCGGCGGCATCCTTCCCGTTATGAACACTCTCGCAAATATTCAGGAAATCGCGCGCGCACTGCGCAACATGATCCGCACCGGCCTTGTCGTCGAAACCGACCTTAACGCCGGTCGCTGCCGAGTGCAGACTGGTGGCATGTGCACTGACTGGCTTCAGTGGCTGACCCATCGCGCCGGGCGTTCGCGCACATGGTGGGCACCTTCCGTGGGGGAGCAGGTGCTGATTCTGGCCGTGGGCGGTGAACTCGACACGGCGTTCGTTCTGCCGGGGATTTATTCCGGCGATAACCCCGCGCCGTCTGCGTCGGCGGATGCCCTGCATATCCGTTTCCCTGACGGGGCGGTGATTGAATATGAACCCGAAACCAGTGCACTCACGGTAAGCGGAATTAAAACGGCCAGCGTGACGGCTTCTGATTCTGTTACCGCCACGGTGCCGGTGGCCATGGTGAAAGCGTCAACCCGCGTCACTCTGGACACACCGGAGGTGGTCTGCACCAACAAGCTGACTACCGGCACGCTGGAAGTGCAGAAGGGCGGGAAGATGCACGGCAACATCGAGCATACCGACGGGAAATTCACTTCTAACGGCGTTCAGGTGGATGACCACGGTCACGGTGGTGTTAAGTCAGGAGACAACTGGACACAGGGGACAAAATGACAGCGCGTTATCTCGGAATGAATCGCAGTAATGGCCTGACGGTCACTGACCTTGAGCATATCAGCCAGAGTATCGGCGATATCCTGCGCACACCGGTCGACTCACGGGTGATGCGTCGTGATTACGGCTCGTTGCTGGCATCAATGATTGACCAGCCGCAGACCCCGGCGCTTGAGTTGCAGATTAAAGTCGCCTGTTACATGGCAGTGCTGAAATGGGAACCCCGCGTCACCCTGTCATCCGTCACCACGGCGCGCAGTTTTGACGGGCGAATGACGGTCACGTTAACCGGCCAGCACAACGACACCGGCCAGCCACTTTCGTTAACCATCCCTGTGAGTTGAAACCATGCCGATTATCGACCTGAACCAGCTACCCGCACCGGATGTGGTCGAGGAGCTGGACTTTGAAACCATTCTCGCCGAACGCAAGGCGACACTGATTTCCCTTTACCCGGAAGACCAGCAGGAGGCGGTCGCCCGTACCCTGACGCTGGAATCGGAGCCTCTCGTCAAACTGCTGGAGGAAAATGCTTATCGTGAGCTTATCTGGCGTCAGCGTGTGAATGAGGCCGCACGGGCGGTGATGCTGGCCTGTGCTGCCGGTAATGACCTTGATGTGATTGGTGCCAATTACAACACCACGCGCCTGATTATCACCCCGGCAGATGATTCGACTATCCCGCCGACACCGGCAGTGATGGAGTCTGACACCGATTACCGGCTGCGTATTCAGCAGGCGTTTGAAGGTTTAAGCGTCGCCGGGTCGGTGGGTGCCTATCAGTATCATGGTCGCAGTGCCGACGGGCGTGTCGCGGATATCTCTGTCACCAGCCCGTCTCCTGCCTGTGTCACCATCTCTGTGCTGTCACGTGAAAATAACGGCGTCGCATCCGAAGACCTGCTGGCTGTGGTGCGTAACGCCCTTAATGGCGAGGACGTCAGGCCGGTGGCCGACCGCGTGACCGTGCAGTCTGCCGCCATCGTTGAATACCAGATAAACGCCACGCTTTACCTTTACCCTGGTCCCGAAAGCGAACCCATCCGCGCTGCCGCTGTGAAAAAGCTGGAAGCGTATATCACGGCACAGCACCGGCTGGGGCGCGACATCCGTCTGTCTGCCATTTATGCCGCTTTGCATGTGGAAGGTGTGCAGCGTGTCGAACTGGCTGCACCACTGGCCGACATCGTGCTCAACAGTACGCAGGCGTCTTTCTGTACCGAATACCGCGTCGTGACCGGAGGCTCGGATGAGTGATTCGCGACTGCTGCCGACCGGCTCATCACCGCTTGAGGTCGCCGCCGCAAAAGCCTGTGCGGAAATTGAAAAAACGCCGGTCAGTATTCGTGAGCTGTGGAACCCGGACACCTGCCCGGCAAATCTGCTGCCGTGGCTGGCGTGGGCGTTTTCGGTCGACAGGTGGGATGAAAAGTGGCCGGAAGCGACAAAACGCGCCGTTATCCGCGATGCGTATTTCATCCACTGTCATAAGGGCACGATAGGTGCAATCCGGCGTGTGGTGGAGCCGCTCGGCTATCTCATCAACGTGACGGAGTGGTGGGAAAACAGTGACCCGCCCGGCACCTTCCGGCTTGATATTGGTGTACTGGAAAGCGGTATCACAGAGGCAATGTATCAGGAAATGGAACGGCTGATTGCCGATGCCAAACCCGCAAGTCGCCACCTTATCGGTCTGAACATTATCCAGGACATTCCCGGCTATCTGTATACAGGCGGTGTGGTCTGTGATGGTGATGTTATTACTGTTTATCCCGGATAAGTGAGAAACAATGAGCACGAAATTTAAAACCGTTATCACTACTGCCGGAGCCGCAAAGCTGGCTGCCGCCACTGTCCCCGGCGGGAAAAAAGTAAACCTGTCTGCAATGGCCGTGGGTGACGGTAATGGCAAATTGCCGGTGCCGGATGCCGGTCAGACGAAACTGGTGCATGAGGTCTGGCGTCACGCTCTGAATAAAGTCAGCGTGGATAATAAGAATAAAAACTATATCGTGGCTGAACTGGTTGTACCGCCCGAAGTGGGCGGCTTCTGGATGCGTGAGCTTGGTCTGTATGACGATGCCGGAACACTGATTGCGGTATCCAACATGGCAGAAAGCTATAAACCAGAACTGGCTGAAGGCTCCGGACGTGCGCAGACCTGCCGCATGGTTATTATTATCAGTAACGTGGCGTCTGTTGAGCTGACTATTGATGCCAGCACAGTGATGGCGACGCAGGATTACGTCGATGACAAAATCGCAGAGCATGAGCAGTCCCGCCGCCATCCTGACGCCACGCTGACAGAAAAAGGTTTTACTCAGTTAAGCAGTGCAACAAACAGCACCAGTGAAAAGCTGGCGGCAACGCCAAAGGCAGTAAAAGCAGCCTATGACAATGCTGAGAAACGTCTGCAGAAAGACCAGAACGGTGGCGATATTCCAGATAAGGGCGCTTTTCTGGACAATGTTGGCGTTACCAGCCTGACGTTTATGAAAAACAATGGCGAAATGCCGCTTAATGCTGATCTGAATACGTTTGGTCCTGTTAAGGCTTATTCAGGTATCTGGTCTAAAGCAACATCCACCAACGCAACACTGGAGAAAAACTTCCCGGAAGATAATGCTGTCGGTGTGCTTGAGGTTTTTGCTGGCGGCAATTTTGCAGGCACGCAACGCTATACCACACGTGACGGAAATTTGTATACCCGCAAACTCATTGGAACATGGAATGGTAATGATGGACCATGGGGAGCATGGCGCCATGTTCAGGCTGTAACGCGTGCTCTAAGTACGACCATTGACCTTAACTCTCTCGGTGGCGCAGAACATTTAGGTCTATGGAGAAACAGCAGTTCAGCAATAGCTTCTTTTGAACGACATTACCCTGAGCAGGGAGGAGACGCGCAGGGCATTCTGGAAATTTTCGAAGGTGGGCTATATGGACGCACGCAGCGTTATACAACCCGTAACGGGACTATGTATATTCGCGGCCTGACAGCCAAATGGGATGCAGAAAATCCACAGTGGGAAGACTGGATCCAAATTGGTTATCAGACCAGTAGTACCTTCTATGAGGATGACCTGGATGATTTGATGTCTCCGGGTATTTACAGTGTGACAGGCAAAGCGACCCACACCCCAATCCAGGGGCAGTCTGGTTTTCTGGAAGTCATCAGGCGCAAGGATGGTGTCTATGTTTTGCAACGTTACACGACCACAGGAACCAGCGCAGCTACAAAAGACCGTTTATATGAGCGAGTGTTTCTTGGTGGCTCATTTAACGCGTGGGGGGAGTGGCGACAGATTTATAACTCAAACTCTTTGCCGTTAGAGTTGGGTATCGGTGGCGCAGTGGCAAAACTCACCAGCCTGGACTGGCAGACATACAATTTTGTGCCGGGCAGTCTGATAACCGTTCGGCTGGATAACATGACCAATATTCCCGACGGTATGGACTGGGGCGTCATTGATGGCAACCTGATAAACATCTCAGTCGGTCCGAGTGATGATTCTGGTTCGGGGCGCTCAATGCATGTATGGCGCAGCACTGTAAGTAAAGCCAACTACCGCTTTTTTATGGTGCGTATTTCAGGAAATCCGGGAAGCCGCACGATCACAACAAGACGAGTACCAATCATTGACGAAGCCCATACATGGGGCGCGAAACAGACATTCAGTGCTGGCCTTTCTGGTGAACTGTCCGGCAATGCGGCGACAGCAACAAAGCTGAAAACAGCCCGTAAAATTAATAACGTTTCGTTTGATGGAACATCAGATATTAACCTGACGCCGAAAAATATTGGTGCATTTGCTTCAGGAAAAACAGGAGACACCGTTGCGAATGATAAAGCCGTTGGATGGAACTGGAGTAGCGGAGCCTATAACGCAACTATTGGTGGTGCATCAACGTTAATTCTTCATTTTAATATCGGTGAAGGAAGTTGTCCCGCCGCCCAGTTCCGCGTTAATTATAAGAACGGCGGTATTTTTTATCGTTCTGCTCGTGACGGTTACGGATTCGAGGCTGACTGGTCTGAGTTTTATACCACAACGCGAAAACCTACAGCGGGAGATGTCGGTGCCCTGCCGTTATCTGGTGGTCAATTGAATGGTGCTCTGGGTATAGGAACATCCAGTGCTCTTGGCGGTAATTCGATTGTTTTGGGTGATAATGACACGGGCTTTAAACAAAATGGTGATGGTAATCTGGATGTTTATGCTAATAGCGTCCATGTTATGCGCTTTGTCTCGGGAAGTATTCAAAGTAATAAAACCATAAATATTACGGGGAGTGTTAATCCCTCGGATTACGGTAACTTTGATTCCCGCTATGTGAGAGATGTCAGACTTGGCACACGTGTTGTTCAGACCATGCAAAAAGGCGTGATGTATGAAAAATCAGGCCATGTAATCACGGGGCTTGGTATTGTCGGTGAAGTCGATGGTGATGACCCAGCAGTATTCAGACCAATACAAAAATACATCAATGGCACATGGTATAACGTTGCGCAGGTGTAAATTATGCAGCATTTAGAAAACATTAAGTCAGGTAATCCAAAAACAAAAGAACAATATCAGCTAACAAAGAATTTTGATGTTATCTGGTTATGGTCCGAAGACGGAAAAAACTGGTATGAGGAAGTAAGTAATTTTCAGCCAGACACAATAAAAATTGTTTACGACGAGAATAATATTATTGTCGCCATCACCAGAGATGCTTCAACGCTTAACCCTGAAGGTTTCAGCGTTGTCGAGGTTCCTGATATTACCTCCAACCGACGTGCTGATGACTCAGGTAAATGGATGTTTAAGGATGGTGCTGTGATTAAGCGGATTTATACGGCAGATGAACAGGAGCAACTGGCGGAATTACAGAAGGCAGCTTTGCTTTCCGAAGCTGAAACTATCATTCAGCCACTGGAACGCGCTGTCAGGCTGAATATGGCAACAGATGAGGAACGCGGCCGACTGGAAGCATGGGAACGCTACAGCGTTCTGGTCAGTCGTGTGGATCCTGCAAATCCCGAATGGCCGGAAATGCCGTAATAAGTTGTATGATCTCTGGTGTGAGCTTACATATCTATGGCACAGAGTAAAGCCTAATCTGACAGTCCGCTATGTGCCAGAAGCGGACGTTGCGGGACGTCAGATATCTAAAAAAACTAATGGTCCGCTTGGATAGATACTTACACAGGATGCAATAAAGAGTTTCTATTTCTTTGTGGTAGCAAACTTTGATTTCTGAAGGATAATACCTCCAATAAGTTGAAATCACATATATCGCTAAAGACTCTATACAACAACCAAGAGAGACCGCAATGGATAGTGTCAGTAGTGTTGAGCGTTTAAGAACAAAAGCTTTTTATCAGTTGCTTGTGGATAGGCTTGGAACTGAGGCCTGGGCTGCTCGCAAAGCTGCATATTTCAAGCGCATAAGAGAGAAGGAGGCTAAGTTTAACATCAATCTGCCGATAGAGCCCCAGCTCTTCATACCAGCAGAAGATGACATCGACTGGTACATTCTGGCGTCGTATCTGTCTCATGATTTTCCATATAGTGATGCTACTTACAGCAGCAGACGTATCTACCCCTATGCTATGGCCATCGGAGCTGTTGCAGACCAGCTTCGCAAAGTCCCATACGTCGATGATGTTCTGGACAAAATGCTAGCAAATAACAATAAACCAGAAACTCAAATTTTTGAGCTGCTGACGGCATCGTTCTACCTAAAGAACGGCTATGAGGTTGCCTTCATCCCAGAAAGCAGCATTGTTTGGCCCGATGGAAAGACCAAAAAATCACCGGATATGCTCGTCAAGTTAGGTGATCTGGAGTTCTACGTCGAGTGCAAAAGGTCGGATAAGCAAACCAAGTACTCAAAGACAGAAGAGCAAGCCTGGGCCAACATCTGGCATCAATTGAGCCAACATATGCTCAAAGTCGCACCATGGAACATTGTCGATATAATTTTCCATGAGCAGGTCGCCAGTGTGACTCCGGCAGACGTTATTAAAGCGGTGAATCTAGCCATTAAAGGGGGGACGGGAAAAGCTAATGAAGGTTCAATCAGTGTGGGAATACGAGCCATCGACAAATTAGGTCTCAGACGTCACTACAGAAAATTTTCAGTCAGAGCCAATAGCCCACAGCATGAATTGCTGGTATTTGGGGATCTAGATAGCAATGAGAAACGAAGTATCTCGACTATCGCTCAGAGAGTTATTCGTCCTGGCACCAATAACGATATTCTCAACATTTTTGTAGAGGATGTTGCAAAGTGCGTTGGAGCTCAGTGGTGCTGCGATCATGAGATTTCTCTTGGCCTCAGATCCAAGCATTTCAAGAGCTTGCTCAATGATGGAGTCATGCAGATTCCCCCTGATCGTGCTGGCGTGGTGCATATTTGGTATGAGACTTGCGAAGGCATAGATATTGAAGAACTACGTAGGGATAAAAACATGGAGCATATCTCGGCCTACGATGCCTCTAAAACAACCGTGTTGGGTGCTTTCCTGCATGCCGTTAATTATTACCCATTAGAGGACAACTATGAGTGGGCTGAGACTGTTCAAGACTTTGCCCGTGTCCCGGATTTGATGGGGCTCTTCCTTAGACAGCCATTGATGCTTACATCTGACTCGACGCGTGGGGTCGAAGGTGTCACACATTGGGAGCAAGATAAGACCGCAAAAAGCATGCGTTGAAAGTGGCTGGAATATGGCGATACTGGGAACATAACTATTCACCGCGTTTCATAACCCACTCTCGGCTGATTAACACACGTTATCGTTGGGGGAAAGGACCAATTCCCTACGTCCGCTCCTCGCTCTCAGCGGACCTTCAGCTCAGTGATATCGTCCGCTCTGTGCCATGAGCGGACGTTGCTTGCATCGATGGATCTCAATTAATAGGGTTAAAGGCTATAGCGCAATACTATCCAAAAAGGTATTTTGGGTGAAACAACAGCTATGGACACAGAATAAATGAGTATATTTTCAATTGATGAGTCTGGTTACACTGGGCGAGATCTTCTTCAAAAGTCACAACCTTGGCAAGGGGCCAGCGCTGTAAAGATTAGTCATGACGATGCTCTTCATCTTATCAGACAACATTTTCCTAAACACAAAGCCCCTGAATTGAAATTTAGCTCTCTTAAAAAGCGAGATAGTTATCAAAAACCAATTTTTACTTTGCAACAGGAACTACTTGCCAATTTTCCATGTGTTACTTGTGTTGCCGATAAACGTTTGATTCTAATTCAAATGTTTATTGAGTATGCGGTAGAGCCTTTTTACTATGACCATGGGATAAATCTATACGAAAATGGTGGAAACGTTTCTATGGCATCAATGGCTTACTATGTCTGCCAAAGCTACTTTGGTAGAGATTTTGATAATATCCTAATATCTTTTCAAAATGCGATGCATGAGAAAACGCACACAGCAGTAAATAACCTTATTGCGAACGTTAGGGCCGTGAATTGGCGTCTATTACCGGAAGTGCTGGGGCCACTAGCTTTAGAGCATCCAGATTGTATTACGGCAATAACTAATCCAAAAATTTCTACTGATGCAGCATTTGTTATTCTTCAAGCACTAATATCACGCACTGAATTAATGTCAGAGGGACCGTATAGCATTGAGCATGATCGTTCTAAAAATCTTTTACAATACAATGAATATCTTTCGATGCTTATCAAATGTCAGACGCCAGCCGAGTTTAAGATGTCTGAAATCGCCAGTATTAAATTCCCATTAAAGCTTGAGCATGTTCACCAAGTTGATTCAAAACTAAGCCCGGCAGTTCAATTATGTGATATTTTGATTGGTAGTGCTATAACAGGAGTGCGTCAATTATTGAATGATAAATCATTGTCATTTTATTCTCCTTTAAAACTGTATGAAGATAACCAAATAATTCATTTTTCACCTAATTTAGATTTCGAAGGGCAGCAAAAATTCAGGCATAACGGCCAAGGTAATGAGTATATTGATTTCATTGCTGAACAATTTAATAAGTTTGGAAAGTGATTTCAGTGGTGGGTATCAACTCTGACACATATAAATAGTGATATGATGACCCATGACGAATATTTACTGTTTCGTGACAATGATTCACATGCACTTATTTATTTCCCCTGTGCAATAAACTCTGACTAGAGTTGCGGACAGAGACGGCACTTAATTATCTGAGCTATAGCAACTATAGATTTCCACTAAAAGCCACTACTCTGACAGACATCTATTTGTTTAGCGATTCTGCATCCTATTCTATGCTGATTACAGTGTAAGGCCTGCTTCTCGCTCAAAGCAGACTGTCAGATTTGATAGCGTTTTGGCTATGTAAATTGTCAGTCGGGAAATAAGTGAGTACAAATCAGGACAGGCGAGCGAATTGCCCGCCTTTTCTTTACCGGTGGTTGTGCTGTCGATTAGCCAACCGGGACAAATAGTCTGACATCTCGGGTACAACTGAAAATACCACTCACCCATTAACCACGGAGTTAAACGGATGAGTGACTATCATCACGGCGTGCAGGTGCTGGAGATTAACGACGGCACCCGCGTCATTTCCACCGTATCCACTGCCATTGTCGGCATGGTCTGCACGGCCAGCGATGCGGATGCGGAAACCTTCCCCCTCAATAAACCGGTGCTGATTACCAATGTGCAGAGTGCAATTGCAAAGGCCGGTAAAAAAGGCACGCTGGCGGCATCGTTGCAGGCCATCGCTGACCAGTCAAAACCGGTCACCGTTGTCGTGCGCGTGGAAGACGGCACCGGCGATGACGAAGAAACGAAGCTCGCGCAGACCGTTTCCAATATCATCGGCACCACCGACGAAAATGGTCAGTATACCGGACTGAAAGCCCTGCTGGCGGCAGAGTCGGTAACCGGTGTTAAACCGCGTATTCTTGGTGTGCCGGGGCTGGATACCAAAGAGGTGGCTGTTGCACTGGCATCAGTCTGTCAGAAGCTGCGCGCTTTCGGATATATCAGCGCATGGGGCTGTAAGACCATTTCCGAGGTGAAAGCCTACCGCCAGAATTTCAGCCAGCGTGAGCTGATGGTCATCTGGCCGGATTTCCTCGCATGGGATACGGTCACCAGTACCACCGCCACCGCGTATGCCACCGCCCGTGCGCTGGGTCTGCGCGCTAAAATCGACCAGGAGCAGGGCTGGCATAAAACGCTGTCCAATGTCGGGGTGAACGGTGTTACCGGCATCAGCGCATCTGTATTCTGGGATTTGCAGGAGTCCGGCACCGATGCTGACCTGCTTAACGAGTCAGGCGTCACAACGCTGATTCGCCGTGACGGTTTCCGGTTCTGGGGTAACCGTACCTGCTCTGATGACCCGCTGTTCCTCTTTGAAAACTACACCCGCACCGCGCAGGTGCTGGCCGACACGATGGCTGAGGCGCACATGTGGGCGGTGGACAAGCCCATCACCGCAACGCTGATTCGCGACATCGTTGACGGCATCAATGCCAAATTCCGTGAGCTGAAAACAAACGGCTATATCGTGGATGCGACCTGCTGGTTCAGTGAAGAATCCAACGATGCGGAAACCCTCAAGGCCGGAAAACTGTATATCGACTACGACTATACCCCGGTGCCTCCTCTTGAAAACCTGACCCTGCGCCAGCGTATTACTGATAAATACCTGGCAAATCTGGTCACCTCGGTTAACAGCAATTAAGGAGCATGACCGATGGCAATGCCGCGCAAACTCAAGTTAATGAACGTCTTTCTGAACGGCTACAGCTATCAGGGCGTTGCAAAGTCCGTCACGCTGCCAAAACTGACCCGTAAGCTCGAAAACTATCGCGGTGCGGGGATGAACGGCAGCGCACCGGTAGACCTCGGCCTTGATGACGATGCGCTGTCAATGGAGTGGTCGCTCGGGGGCTTCCCGGATTCGGTTATCTGGGAGCTTTACGCCGCAACCGGTGTGGATGCCGTGCCGATTCGTTTTGCAGGCTCTTACCAGCGCGACGATACCGGCGAAACGGTGGCCGTCGAAGTGGTCATGCGTGGACGTCAGAAAGAAATCGACACCGGCGAGGGTAAACAGGGAGAAGACACCGAGTCGAAAATCTCCGTGGTCTGCACCTATTTCCGGCTGACGATGGACGGTAAGGAGCTGGTCGAAATCGACACCATCAACATGATTGAGAAGGTGAACGGCGTCGACCGGCTGGAGCAACACCGCCGAAATATCGGCCTGTGATTTTCATCCGGTCAGCCTGGCTGACCGGTTAACCCTGATTCAGAAGTGAGAAAACCATGAACAAAGAAAATGTCATTACCCTGGACAATCCGGTCAAGCGTGGTGAGCAGGTTATCGAACAGGTCACGCTGATGAAACCCAGTGCGGGGACGCTGCGCGGTGTCAGTCTGGCTGCGGTCGCAAACTCAGAAGTCGATGCACTGATTAAGGTGCTGCCGCGCATAACGGCACCGATGCTGACCGAGCAGGAAGTCGCCGCGCTGGAACTGCCTGACCTTGTGGCGCTGGCCGGTAAGGTGGTCGGTTTTTTGTCGCCGAACTCGGTGCAGTAACGTTCCCGAAAAATCTGTCGGTCGATGACCTGATGGCGGATGTGGCAGTGATATTTCACTGGCCGCCATCAGAACTGTATCCCATGAGCCTGACCGAACTCATCACATGGCGCGAAAAGGCGCTCCGGCGAAGCGGAAACACGAATGAGTAACAATGTAAAATTACAGGTATTGCTCAGGGCTGTTGACCAGGCATCCCGCCCGTTTAAATCCATCCGCACAGCGAGTAAGTCGCTGTCGGGGGATATCCGGGAAACACAAAAATCACTGCGCGAGCTGAACGGTCACGCATCCCGTATTGAGGGATTTCGCAAGACCAGCGCACAGCTTGCCGTGACTGGTCATGCACTTGAAAAGGCACGGCAGGAAGCCGAAGCCCTTGCCACACAGTTTAAAAACACTGAACGTCCGACCCGTGCTCAGGCGAAAGTGCTGGAATCCGCAAAGCGTGCGGCGGAGGACTTACAGGCGAAATATAACCGCCTGACAGATTCCATTAAACGCCAGCAGCGGGAACTGGCCGCTGTGGGAATTAATACCCGCAATCTTGCACATGATGAGCAGGGACTGAAAAACCGTATCAGTGAAACCACCGCACAGCTTAACCGTCAGCGTGACGCGCTGGCGCGTGTCAGTGCACAACAGGCAAAACTTAACGCAGTAAAACAGCGTTATCAGGCCGGAAAGGAACTGGCCGGAAATATGGCCTCAGTGGGCGCTGCCGGTGTGGGGATTGCTGCTGCGGGAACGATGGCCGGAGTTAAGTTGCTGATGCCCGGTTATGAGTTTGCGCAGAAAAACTCAGAATTGCAGGCTGTGCTCGGTGTGGCAAAAGACTCCGCCGAAATGGCTGCACTACGCAAGCAGGCGCGCCAGCTCGGCGACAATACCGCAGCCTCGGCAGATGATGCAGCCGGTGCGCAGATTATTATTGCGAAAGCCGGTGGGGATGTTGATGCCATTCAGGCGGCAACGCCGGTCACGCTGAATATGGCGCTGGCGAACCGTCGCACGATGGAAGAAAACGCCGCCCTGCTGATGGGGATGAAATCCGCCTTTCAGCTTTCAAACGATAAGGTCGCTCATATCGGGGATGTTCTCTCCATGACGATGAACAAAACCGCCGCCGATTTTGATGGCATGAGCGATGCGCTGACCTATGCCGCACCTGTGGCAAAAAATGCTGGTGTCAGCATTGAAGAAACCGCCGCAATGGTCGGGGCGCTGCATGATGCAAAAATTACAGGCTCAATGGCGGGGACGGGAAGCCGTGCCGTGTTAAGTCGCCTGCAGGCACCAACGGGAAAAGCATGGGATGCACTCAAAGAGCTTGGCGTGAAAACCTCAGACAGTAAAGGGAATACTCGACCAGTATTTACCATTCTGAAAGAAATGCAGGCCAGTTTTGAGAAAAACCGGCTCGGTACTGCCCAGCAGGCTGAATACATGAAAACTATTTTCGGGGAGGAGGCCAGCTCAGCCGCCGCCGTGCTGATGACTGCCGCCTCAACTGGAAAGCTGGACAAACTGACCGCTGCGTTTAAAGCCTCAGACGGGAAGACCGCCGAGCTGGTAAATATCATGCAGGACAATCTCGGCGGTGACTTTAAAGAGTTTCAGTCCGCTTATGAGGCGGTGGGGACTGACCTGTTTGACCAGCAGGAAGGCTCGCTGCGTAAGCTCACGCAGACGGCCACAAAGTATGTGTTAAAACTCGATGGCTGGATACAGAAAAACAAATCACTGGCGTCAACCATTGGCCTCATTGCCGGTGGCGCGCTGGCGCTTACTGGCATCATCGGTGCAATTGGTCTTGTAGCCTGGCCGGTTATCACCGGCATTAATGCCATCATCGCGGCAGCAGGCGCAATGGGGGCAATCTTCACGACGGTTGGCAGTGCTGTTATGACCGCCATCGGGGCGATTAGCTGGCCGGTTGTGGCTGTGGTGGCCGCTATTGTCGCCGGGGCGTTGCTTATCCGTAAATACTGGGAGCCTGTCAGCGCATTCTTTGGCGGTGTGGTTGAAGGGCTGAAAGCGGCATTTGCGCCGGTGGGGGAGCTGTTCACGCCACTGAAACCGGTGTTTGACTGGCTGGGCGAAAAATTACAGGCCGCGTGGCAGTGGTTTAAAAACCTGATTGCCCCGGTTAAAGCCACCCAGGACACCCTGAATCGTTGCCGTGACACGGGCGTCATGTTCGGGCAGGCACTGGCTGACGCGCTAATGCTGCCGCTTAATGCGTTCAACAAACTGCGCAGCGGTATTGACTGGGTACTGGAAAAGCTCGGGGTCATCAACAAAGAGTCAGACACACTTGACCAGACCGCCGCCAGAACTCATGCCGCCACGTATGGCACCGGTGGTTATATTCCGGCGACCAGCTCTTATGCAGGCTATCAGGCTTATCAGCCGGTCACGGCACCGGCTGGCCGCTCTTATGTGGACCAGAGTAAAAACGAATATCACATCAGCCTGACGGGTGGTACTGCGCCGGGGATACAGCTTGACCGCCAGTTACAGGATGCGCTCGAAAAATACGAGCGGGATAAACGTGCGCGCGCTCGTGCCAGCATGATGCATGACGGTTAAGGAGGTGACGAAAAATGATGCTCGCGTTAGGTATGTTTGTTTTTATGCGCCAGACGCTGCCACACCAGACCATGCAGCGTGAATCAGATTATCGCTGGCCGTCAAATTCCCGTATCGGTAAACGGGATGCCTTTCAGTTTCTCGGTGTTGGCGAGGAAAACATCACGCTTGCCGGTGTGCTTTATCCCGAACTGACCGGCGGAAAGCTGACGATGACCACGCTCAGACTGATGGCAGAGGAAGGTCGGGCGTGGCCGTTGCTGGATGGCACCGGCATGATTTACGGCATGTATGTCATCAGCAGGGTGAGTGAAACAGGGAGTATTTTCTTTGCAGACGGCACACCCCGAAAAATTGATTTTACGCTGTCGCTCACCCGCGTTGATGAATCACTGGCCGCGCTTTATGGCGATATCGGTAAACAGGCAGAATCGCTCATCGGTAAGGCTGGCAGTATGGCGACTAAATTCACGGATATGACGGGGGCGGGATAATGCTGGATGCACTGACATTTGATGCAGGCAGTACGCTGACGCCGGATTACATGCTGATGCTCGACAGCAGGGATATTACCGGCAATATCAGCGACCGTCTGATGAGCATGACCCTGACGGATAACCGGGGCTTTGAGGCTGACCAGCTTGATATTGAACTGAACGATGCCGACGGGCAGGTCGGGCTGCCGGTTCGTGGCGCTGTCCTGACGGTGTATATCGGCTGGAAAGGTTTTGCCCTGGTATGCAAAGGGAAATTTACCGTTGATGAGGTTGAACACCGGGGCGCGCCGGATGTGGTTACCATCCGCGCCCGGAGTGCAGATTTTCGCGGGACGTTCAATTCCCGCCGGGAAGGCTCATGGCATGACACCACGCTCGGTGCGATTGTTGAGGCGATAGCCTCCCGTAACAGGCTGGAAGCCAGTGTCACTCCGTCACTGGCCGGAATTAAAATCCCGCACATCGACCAGTCGCAGGAGTCTGATGCGAAATTCCTGACCCGTCTTGCAGAACGCAACGGCGGTGAGGTGTCGGTAAAAATGGGAAAACTGCTGTTTCTCAAAGCGGGGCAGGGCGTGACGGCCAGCGGTAAAAAAATCCCGCAGATTACCATCACCCGCAGCGACGGCGACTGTCATCATTTTGCGATTGCTGACCGCGGAGCCTATACCGGCGTAACGGCAAAGTGGTTACACACCAAAGACCCGAAGCCGCAAAAGCAGAAGGTAAAACTGAAACGCAAAAAGAAAGAAAAACACCTGCGCGCACTGGAGCACCCGAAAGCGAAACCGGTCACGCAGAAGAAAGCGCCAAAAGTACCTGAAGCGCGCGAAGGTGAATACATAGCCGGTGAGGCTGACAATGTTTTTGCCCTGACCACGGTATATGCCACAAAAGCGCAGGCCATGCGTGCCGCTCAGGCGAAGTGGGATAAACTGCAACGGGGTGTTGCGGAGTTCTCCATCAGCCTGGCTACCGGTCGGGCAGATATTTACACGGAAACACCGGTCAAAGTGTCAGGCTTTAAGCGTGTCATAGACGAGCAGGACTGGACAATCACTAAGGTGACACATTTTCTGAATAATAGCGGCTTCACGACGTCTTTGGAGCTTGAGGTAAGGCTTTCTGATGTGGAGTACGAAACAGAAGATGATGAGTGATGTGTTTTATTTATCTGTTTGTTTTGTAAGTATAAATTAACTAAAATGGCAACATCAACAAAACCGGAAGAGGTGCTCGCGATGTTTCATTGTCCTTTATGCCAGCATGCCGCACATGCGCGTACAAGCCGCTATATCACTGACACGACAAAAGAGCGTTATCACCAGTGTCAGAACGTGAATTGCAGCGCCACGTTCATCACTTATGAGTCGGTACAGAGATACATCGTGAAGCCGGGAGAAGTCCACGCCGTAAGGCCGCACCCGTTGCCGTCAGGGCAGCAAATTATGTGGATGTGATCACAAAAATAGCCCCTCAGTCGAGGGGCTTATTTATGGTCGATGTGGACGCTATGTGGACAGTGGTTGATATAAATCCATTTATATCATCAGGTTAGGTGCTTTTTTGTGACACCATCCCTGTCTTCCCCCACATGATGTGGGGGTTTTTTTTATCCTCAATTTGCCTGCTGCTTAATGCATTGCAGATGATTTGCTTCCGTTATACTACCGTCAGTTGATAGCGGGAGTATTTATGAATCAATCTTATGGACGGCTGGTCAGTCGGGCGGCGATTGCTGCGACGGCGATGGCTTCGCTGCTATTGCTGATTAAAATTTTTGCATGGTGGTATACCGGGTCGGTGAGTATTCTCGCCGCGCTGGTGGATTCGCTGGTGGATATCGGCGCGTCGTTGACGAATTTACTGGTGGTGCGATATTCCCTGCAACCTGCCGACGATAATCACTCGTTTGGTCACGGTAAAGCTGAGTCCCTCGCGGCGCTGGCGCAAAGTATGTTTATCTCCGGTTCGGCACTATTCCTGTTTTTGACGGGTATTCAACATCTGGTATCTCCAACACCGATGACAGATCCAGGCGTCGGGGTTATCGTGACAATTGTGGCGCTAATTTGTACGATTATCCTTGTCTCGTTTCAGCGTTGGGTGGTGCGCCGGACGCAAAGCCAGGCGGTGCGGGCTGATATGCTACATTACCAGTCTGATGTTATGATGAACGGCGCAATTCTGCTGGCGCTGGGGTTGTCCTGGTACGGCTGGCATCGCGCCGATGCTCTGTTTGCATTGGGAATCGGCATCTATATTTTATATAGCGCGTTACGCATGGGATATGAGGCGGTACAGTCATTACTGGATCGCGCATTACCTGATGAGGAACGGCAAGAAATTATTGATATCGTGACTTCCTGGCCGGGTGTTAGCGGCGCTCACGATCTTCGCACGCGGCAGTCAGGGCCGACCCGCTTTATTCAGATTCATTTGGAAATGGAAGACTCTCTGCCTTTGGTTCAGGCACATATGGTGGCGGATCAGGTAGAGCAGGCTATTTTACGGCGTTTTCCGGGATCGGATGTGATTATCCATCAGGACCCCTGTTCCGTCGTACCCAGGGAGGGTAAACGGTCTATGCTTTCATAA